GTATCTCTAAAGATGACGAAAATGATAATTTGGCTTCAGCTGGTGTATTAGCATCTAATGCTAATGTAGTGTGTACTATTAATGAGCACTTCCTAAAAGGTACAACAGGAGTATAATATGGCGATAAGTAGAGGACAACTAGTAAAAGAACTAGAACCAGGACTGAATGCCTTATTTGGCCTGGAGTATAAACGTTATGAGAATCAGCATGCTGAGATCTACACAACTGAATCTTCAGACAGAGCGTTTGAAGAAGAAGTTATGTTATCAGGTTTTGCTCAAGCACAGACTAAGTCTGAGGGTTCAGGTGTAACTTTTGACAATGCTCAAGAGACATACACTGCAAGATACACTCACGAGACTGTAGCTTTAGCATTTTCAATCACTGAAGAAGCGATTGAAGATAACTTGTATGACAGACTTGCTAGTAGATACACTAAAGCATTAGCTAGATCTATGGCGAACACAAAACAAGTTAAAGCAGTTGCACCATTAATTAATGGTCTACCAACTAACGATGCTTTCGATTCAGGGGATGGTGTTTCATTATTTAACACTGCTCACCCAACAATCGCAGGTACTGTTAAAAACACTTTAACAACTCAAGCGGACTTAAACGAAACTTCATTGGAGCAGTCTTTAATCGACATCGCTGCAATGACAGACGAAAGAGGTCTTAAAATTGCTGCTAGAGGAGTGAAAATGATCGTTCCTTCTGAGCTTCAATTTACTGCGGAGAGATTGATGAAGTCTCAAGGTAGAGTTGGAACTGCTGATAATGATATCAACGCAATCGTTTCTATGGGAATGGTTCCTCAAGGTTACAGAGTGAACAATTTCTTAACAGATCCAGATGCGTTCTACATTATCACTGACGTGCCAAATGGTATGAAGTACTTTGACAGAGCAGCTATTAAAACTGCAATGGAAGGTGACTTTGATACTGGTAACGTAAGATACAAAGCTAGAGAAAGATACTCTTTCGGAGTTTCTGACTACAGAGGTATCTTCGGCGTTGAAGGTGCATAATACTTAATAAATTTGAGGCGGGACACAATCCCGCCTCATTTCAAATATAGAAAGAAAAAATGACTCAATACAAATACTTAGTAAAAATATTTACAAAACATCTTCAAACTAAATTTGAAATCGAAAGTGAAAAAGAGATAAATAATGCGGATGAGCTAAATAAACCCATTATTGACTTTCTAGGAAAATCTGATATAAAATGGGAAAGAAATGATCTCCAGTTTACAAGCACTGGAAATGATTTTTACATAACCTATGAGGAGGTTACAAATGGCTCAGGACAACATGGTATTGTTCGCAAAGAAACTGAAACTCGAGTCTAGATGGAACGAGTTGTTTCTTGAAAACAGAGGACAAATAACACCAGAAATGTCTGTTCTAGGTGATGAGATCAAAAGAGTAATTAGATCAATCATCAGAGAACAAGAAGCACAAGTTCATAATAATCCTAGAGATGGTGAAGTTCACCTTTTCGCTGGTTAATTAGAACTTAGACATTCCCGAAAACGTAAGTCATTCCTAGGGATCTCTTGCACTCTACTAAAATCTAGTATATAAATTAATCACTATACATAAATTATATTCTGCATAGACGCGTATAGTCGACGGCCTAGAGACTATGTAGAAATAACTAGGAGGATACTATGGCACAAACTACATTTACAGGACCAGTCGTTGCCCTAAACGGTTTCATTGGTGGAGCAAATAACAATACTCCAACAAGATCTAATGACACCCAACAAGGTGGTGGCGTTGCTTGGACTGTTTCTAACGCATCAACAGTTACTATCGCATCTGGAACAAGATCGGGAGAAACTTTAAGTGCAGTTGGTAATGAAGGTGTTATGATTTACGTTTCTAATGGATACACAGGAAATTCTGTTTACGCTTTTTCTGATGGAACTACTTGGAAGCAAGTAATCACAGGTACTGACATTACAGCAAGTTAATTAATTATGGAGCCCTTCGGGGCTCCTTTAAAATTTAAGGAGATAAATTATGGCAGCTAAAGGTGACGTAAAAGCAGTAAGAGTTGATAGCACTGGATCTGTTTTCGCAGGAAGAACTAGACTTAGAGGTATTATTGTAGAAAATACAAATGCTTCTGCAGCTCAGTCAATTACTTTACAAGACGAAAATGGAACTCAGTTTATATCAAGTTGTCCGGCAGGAGATGTATTTGCATTTAATCTTCCAGAAGATGGAATTTTATTTAAAGGTTTTATGACTGTGAATGCAATCGGTGCGGATGTTGCGGCTACGGTATTATTAGATAAGTAGGAGTTTAAATGGCAACTTCTGGTACTACAACTTTTGAATCTGGTTTTTATATTGATGATGTAATTACTGAAGCTTATGAAAGAATAGGTAGATTTGATTATTCTGGTAACGATATAAAAACAGCTAGACGTTCTTTAAACATAATGTTTCAAGAATGGGGCAACAGAGGTTTGCATTTTTGGGAAGTAAAAAATAATTCAATTACATTAGTTGATGGTCAATCAGAATATACAATGTATAGATCAGCTGCTGATGGTGCATCAGATGCTACAGCCGTTTATGGTGTAGATGATATTTTAGAAGCTGTTTATAGAAATTCTTCAGGTGTTGATTTTTCTTTAACAAAAATTAATAGATCAACTTATCAAGGTCTATCTTCTAAAACACAAGAAGGAACTCCAACACAATATTTTGTACAAAGATTTATTGATAAAGTAACTATCACTTTATATTTAACTCCAGGAAGCACTGAAGCCGGAAACTTTTTAAACTATTATTATGTTAGCCGGATTCAGGATGCAGGGGCCTACACAAACAACGCAGATGTACCCTATAGATTTGTTCCTTGTATGGTATCAGGACTTGCATATTATTTATCACAAAAATATAAACCAGAATTAGTTCAACAAATGAAATTACTTTATGAAGATGAATTAAAAAGAGCATTAGAAGAAGATGGTTCTTCTTCTAGTACATTTATAACCCCTAAAACTTATTATCCAAATGTCTAGATCAAACGGAAAATACGCACAATTTATTTCAGACCGTTCAGGTATGGCTTTTCCATATAAAGAAATGGTTGTTGAATGGAATGGATCACGTGTACATGTTTCTGAATTTGAACCAAAACAACCACAGTTAGAACCTAAACCAACTGTTGCTGATCCACAAGGTTTACAATTTGCAAGACCTGCAAGAGTTGAACCTGAAACAGAAAGTTTATTACCTGGTAACCCATTTAATTTTACTTCAGGCTCTAGTGTTGTAACTGTTACAGAACCTGGTCATGGAAGATCTACCGGTAACACTGTTGTATTTAGAAATGTAGATGGCAGTCCAGGTGGATTAGCTTATACAGTGTTTGAAAATGCTTCAGGATTTAGTATAACAGTTATAGATACAAATAGTTATAGTTTTGATTGCGGAAGTAATGCAACGCTAACAGGAAACTCAGGAGGAATGACTGTGACCGCTGGTCCAGTTACATTAACACCATAATGACATACGCAGAATTAGTACAAAAAATTAGAGATTACACTGAAGTAGATGCAAATGTTTTAACATCTACTATTGTAGATGGATTTATATCTGATGCTGAATTTAGAATTTTAAGAGATGTAGATTCTGACAATAACAGAAGATATGCAACAGCTGATTTAGTAGCTGATCAAAGATTTATTGATACACCAGATAATTTATTAGTTGTTCGATCTGCACAAATAGTAAATGGTGGATCAGGTAGTACTAGAAACTTCTTAGAATATAGAGATACAAGTTTTATGTCAGAATATAATTCTACAGGTGCTACAGGAGAGCCGAAATATTACAGTATGTGGGACCAAGATACAATAGTTTTAGCTCCTATACCAGACTCTTCATATCAAATTCAATTAAATTATATCTTGAAAGATCCAGGTTTATCGAGTACAAATACTACTACATATTTAAGTCAAAATTTTCCCAATGGCTTACTATATGCATGCTTAGTTGAAGCATTTAGTTTCTTAAAGGGGCCAAATGATCTCTTGCAATTATATGAAGGAAAGTATAAACAAGTGGTAGAAGGCTTCTCTATAGAACAAATGGGAAGACGAAGACGAGATGAATATCAATCAGGTGTTCCTCGAGTCGGTGGAAAATAATAATAAGGAGATAAAACTATGGCTATAACACAAGCACTTGCTAACTCGTTTAAAAAACAGTTACTAGATGGAGACCATTCATTTGCGTCTGGTTCTGATGTTTATAAAATAGCTCTTTATACTTCCTCTGCTACTCTAAACTCTGCTACTACTTCTTACACAACTGGTAATGAAGTCGGTAACAGTGGTCAATATTCAGCAGGTGGTGGAAAGCTTACAGGTAATAATACTTCAATTGCATCAGGTGTTGCGATCGTTGATTTTGCTGACAGATCTTTCACTGGCGTAACGTTGACTGCTAGAGGAGCTTTAATCTATAACACTTCATCAACTGCAACTAATGCAGCTGTTGCGGCTTTAGATTTTGGGGCGGATAAAACAGCTACATCAGGAACTTTCACAATTCAGTTTCCAGCATTTACAACAGCAGCAGCGATTCTAAGAATTTCTGGGTAATAGCATAGGAGGTAACTTCCTATGGCTAATGCTTGGAATGAAGCAACTTGGGGTCAGAACGCATGGGGCGAACAATCTGACGTAAACGAAATTTTAACGGGTGAAGCATTAACTTCTTCACTTGGTAATGAGACTATTACTGCCGATTGTAATGTAACTCCAACAGGAATTTCTATATCTGCCACTGAAGGAACGATAGCAGATATAATTATAGCTGTTGAAGTTTTTCCTTCTGGACTTTCATTTACAGCAAATCTTGGAACAGCAGACGCATCTCCAGATGCAATCGTTAGTGGTGTAACTGCTAGTGCATCAGTTGGAAGTGTTGAAGCATATAACTTAGAAGGTTGGGGACGATACTTCTATGGTCAATTTGTTTGGGGTGCTACAGGTGATTGGGTACAAGTAGATTTAACAGGTATTTCTTTATCTGCAAACTTAGGAACTGCTGATGCAGCGCCAGATGCAGAAGTCACTGGAATTGGATTTAATGCATCATTAGCAGTTGGTACAGTTGTAATTGGTGAAGGTAATGTAGCAGTTACCGGAGAACCAATAACAGCTACACTTGATAATGTAATTGCATTTACAAATGTAGATATAGATTTAACAGGTATAGCATTATCAGCTAATGTTGGAACAATAGCAGCTACAGGTACAGCTGATGTAGATGTAACCGGTGAAGCAATGACTGCAGAAGAAGGAACCGTGGATCCGGCTCCAGATGCAACAGTTACCGGTATTGGATTTAATGCTTCTCTTGCTGTTGGAACAGTAGTTATTGGAGAGGCAAATGTAACCGTCGTTGGAGAAGGTTTTGCAGCTGGTCTTGGAGTAGGTACTTTAGATGCCGTAACTCTTGTAGATTTAACTGGAATATCACTATCTGCTAATCTTGGAGGTGTTACAGTTATTGGAGAAGGTAAGGTAACTTTGACAGGTTTAGGCTTGACAATGGCCGAAGGGACTAATAGAACTCTAGTATGGAACCAAGTAAATACAGGTACAGCGCCTACTTGGACAGAAGTTGACACAGCTGCATAAATTTTATAAAATAAACGTTATAAGGAATTTAAAAATATGGCAAACTCAACATCAGCTAATTTAAAATTAACTGTACAAGCAACTGGTGAAAACTCAGGAACTTGGGGACAGATTACAAATACAAACTTATTAATTCTTGAACAAGCTATTGGTGGTTATGACGCATTTAACGTAACTAACGCATCTAGAGCTTTAACTTTTACAAATGGTGCTTTATCAAATGGTAAAAATGAAGTTATTAAATTAACAGGAACTCTTGAAGGTAATTTAAATGTTACTATTCCTGATTCAGTTGAAAAAACTTATCTTGTTGAAGATGCATGTGATCACGCAGGTTTTACTTTAACTTTTAAAACTACATCTGGAACAGGTGTACTTTTATGTGAAGGTCACACTTACACATTATATTCTGATGGAACTAATGTTGTAAAAGCAGGTGAACTTAGAAAATGGAGAGCAATAACAGCAGCTGAAACAGTTCAAGCTGGGGCTCAAATTTTAGCAAACACAAATGGTGGAGCATTTACAATTACTCTACCCGCTTCTCCAAGTGCAGGTGATGAAGTTTCATTTATAGATCAAGGATATGATTTTAATACTAACGCATTGACTGTTGGTAGAAATTCTTCTAATATAGCAAACAGTGCAGCCGACCTTACAGTTAATACCCAAGGTGCTGGTTTCAGCTTAGTTTATTCTGGAGATGCTACAACAGGTTGGACTTATAAGGAGAAATAGAATATGGCAAATTACGAAGCAACTAGATATGATTTTGATGGAGCAAACCTTACAGGTATTGAAGGTATTCCAACAGCAACTATTGTGCCGTGGTCAGATTCATCTATCCCATCTGGATTCTTAGAGTGTAATGGACAAGCAGTAAGTCAATCTACTTACGCAGATTTATTTGCAATCATTGGTACAACTTATGGTGATCCAGGAGGCGGTAATTTTAACGTTCCTGATTTACAAGACAACGTACCAGTTGGAAAATCTCCAGGGAAAGCTTTGGCTTCAACGGGTGGAGCAAATACAGTAGCAGTAACAGCCAGTGGAAACGTTGCTGGATCTACAGCCAATGCAACTTTATCAACACCTCAACTTGCACCGCATAGTCACCCCGGTGGAGGAAATGCTGCGAATGCACATGAAAATTTTAATTTTGGTGGAGCTAACAGATTTTTTAGTCCAAGTAGCACAGGTGGTGCAGGTAGTGGCGGTGGTCACTCTCACAACATGAGTGCAAACTTTTCTGGTGACACAGCAAACCCATCTGTTTTACAACCTTACTTAACAGTAATTTATATAATTAAGACCTAGGAGAAAATATGGCAACAAACGCAACATGGACCGTAATATTCGAAGACAAAACAATCATCAAACAAAGTGGTGATGGTGCAGGTTCTTATACTATAACGGATCAAGATTCTTTTTGGAGTGATTCTAAATGGTCAAACATTTGGGCAATTCAATATGGTACAGCTAACCCTAATGATTGTGTAGAATATAGAGATGAAACTCCTCACTCTACTTGGGAAGATTCTAATTTAGGTAATTTTCAAAGTCAATTCATTGCTAAATGGGACGTAGCACATTTAGCTAAATTACAAGCTGATTGGGATGCTGATAATGTTGATGGTGAAAGTGAAGCTGATAAAATTGCTAGAATAGGCGCAAGACCTACTTCTTATTCCTCATAATTATCTTAACAACATCCAAGAAGTTAAAATATATTTCTCACCTGATAAAGGTGGATTTCCTCTATGTAGATATGGAAAACCTGCAGGCCAAATAACTATTCTACCTGCTTTAGGTTTTACTCTTTTTGAAAAATGTAAGAATTCTGTCTCTCCACCCTCTTCTACATCATTTAAATAAATTGAATATACAAAAGCTCGAGGTTCATTTACAAATCCTTGACCATGTTCAACATGCCAAAGGTGATACCCTTCTGTAGGAAGGGTTTTTTGAATTTTTAATGATGTAAGTTGAAAATCAATATTACCACCATATGCAGCAGCAGCTCCAATATTTTTATCATAGTGTTTCCAAGCCATACCATAATTAAAAATCATAGTTTTTAATTCACTCCACCATACTTCTAAATTATAAGATTGTGCAAAATATTGTGTATCTTTTTTTTCTAATATAGAAGCTTTTTCTACGACCACTCTATTTATTGTTTTTTTTAATTTATTTTCATCTTCATATAATTTTATAGCCCTGTTACATTCTTCTTTAGTGATGTAATTATCATACACACCTATAAAATTATCTATGTTAACTGTTTTTTCGTTCATAATTATTCATTTATTTAGTTGGTCATAAGCATGATTTTTATTAATACCATTTTTATCTACGTAATGTAAAAAAACTTGAGCCATACCTTCACCTTTATATACACCTGGTCTCCAATGTTCTTGATCGCAACCAGCATATAAAATTGCATCACCTTCTTCTAATTCAAAAGATGTTCCTTCTACTACAATAGGCCAGTCATCATATTTTTTAACACAAGCAGTCACACTTATTTCACAAGCAGGTCTATCAGTATGTTTTTTTAACGTTGCGCCAAATACATAATATCTCCAATAAGCATATGTTGGAAATAATTTTAAATTAGATTCCGCTTCAACTTTTGTTAATTTTACATTTAAAATACTATTCATTAAAGGATCATTATACCACGCTGGTGAAAATGATTGTATATCAATAGTGTAGTCTTTATTTAAATCTACTTTATTATAACAATATTTTTCATAAACACTTAATTCATCTTTAGTAAAAAAGTCTTTAATTAATTTAAAATTTACTGCAGCCATGCCACTATACTATACCTTGTTCCTTTCGTGATTGGTTGAATACCATGAGGGTACATAAAATTACTTGGAAAAAATACAATTGAACCTTTACCAAGTTTTAATCTTTTAACTTCTTTTTCTTTTTGATCGGTAAAAATTAAATCACCACCTTTATAGTCATCATTTAAATTGATAATAATACTTAAAGCTCTAATGGAAGTAGTAAAATGATCTGTGTGTATTTCATACTTTCCCCCAGGTGAATATTTTAATAAATCTATTTGATTGATTTTAGAACTCATCATCTTAGGAAATTTTGCTTTGTAAAAAGTATATATTCTTTCTATTTCAAATTTTATAAAATTCCAGTAAAAGATATCTGTAGGTGTATCAAAAGTTAAATGGTAGCCTTTTACATTTCTTATATTTTTATCTAAACCACCTATAACTTTTAAATTTTTTGTAGATTTTTTATTAGTTAATGTAATAATTTTCTCTATAAACTCATCAGATATTGCATTCTTTATTTCAACAATTGCTTCTAAATGATCCATAATTATGTTACTTTCATTCTCTATAAAACTAATATATATTCTACTATATGCTACAAAAATTAAATTTCAAGCCTGGTTTTAACAAAATGGTCACAGACTCAGGAGCTGAATCTCAATGGGTTGATGGTGATTTTGTTAGATTTAGATATGGATTACCTGAAAAAATAGGTGGTTGGAATCAATTGACTATACAATATAAAACATTACCTGGTGTGGCACGTGCACAGCATGCATGGACATCACTACAAGGTGAAAAGTATACAGCTATTGGTACCTCACAAGGTTTATTTTTATATTATGGTGAAGACTTTTATGATATTACCCCTTTAGATACAGCAATCACTGGAGCTGATTTTGATGCATCAACAGGCTCACCAACAGTCACTGTCAATAAAACCAGTCATGGTTTATCTGATGGAAGATATGTAACATTTTCTAGTGTTACAGTTCCAACGGGATCAGGATACGCAACAACAGATTTTACAGACAATACTTTTGAAGTATTAAATTCAACAGATAATACTTTTGAGATTACGATGCCATCCAATTCAGCAGCCACAACTTCTGGAACTGGGTCTGCAGAAATTGATCCTTATGTAATTGTTGGTCCTACATTTCAAACTGCAGGTTATGGTTGGGGAACAGATACATATAGTGCATCAACCTGGGGCACGGAGCGTACAACTAGTGACGTGGTTCTGGATCCAGGCTTCTGGAGTTTAGATAACTTTGGTGAAATATTAGTTGCAACTATTCACAATGGTAAAACATTTACTTGGGATGCAGGCGCAACAACTCCTCGAGGAAATAGAGCAACAGTTATGAGCGGTGCACCTACTGCATCAAGATTAACACAAGTATCAGACAGAGATAGACATATATTTCATTTTGGAACAGAAACAACCATCGGTGATCCAACAACTCAAGATCCAATGTTTATACGATTTTCAAATCAAGAAGACTTTAATACGTATGCACCAACTGCAACCAATACTGCTGGAACATTTAGGGTAGATAAGGGAAACTTTATTGTAGGAGCAGTGTCTGGTAAAGATTATACATTAGTATTAACAGATAGTTCTGCTTATGTGATTCAATTTGTTGGTCCACCATTTACATTTAGTGTTAAACAAGTTGGTACAAACTGTGGTTTGATTGGTCAACATGCACTGACATATTCTAATGGTGTTGTCTTTTGGATGTCAGGTGAAGGTGGATTTTTTATGTACGACGGTACAGTAAAAGCAATACCATGTTTAGTTGAAGATTTTGTATTTACAACTACAGGAGATAATTTAGGTCTAAACTTTAACGCTAATCAAATTGTTTATGCAGAACACAATACTTTATATAATGAAGTTAATTGGTTCTATGCAAAAGATGGTTCTGATCAAATTGATAGATGTGTAACTTATAACTATGGAGAAAACTGTTGGACAACATCATCATTAGCTAGAACATCTTATGTTGACACAGGTGTATTTGATTTACCATATGCAACCGAATATGATTCAACAGCTGTACCTAATTTTCCAATACAAGGTATTACTGCAAAATATGGAGCATCAACTTATTATGCTCATGAAACCGGAACCGATCAAGTCGATTCATCGGGCACAACTTCTATTGATGCATTTATACAATCAGGAGATTTTGATATATCTGCAAGCCGTAGCGCGTTAGGTGGTACAACAGGTCTTGCTGATTTAAGAGGTGATGGTGAGTTTATAATGTCTATGAAACGATTTATACCTGATTTTAAAGTATTGACCGGTAATTCAAAAGTAACATTGTTATTGAATAACTATCCAAGTGACACAGCATCTAGTTCACCTCTTGGACCATTTACAATTACCAATTCTACTGATAAAGTAGACACTAGAGCTAGAGGAAGATTACTTGCAATTAAAATAGAAAATGATGCTATAGGTGAGACTTGGCGTTATGGAACATTAAGAGTAGATATTAAACCAGATGGAAGAAGATAATGGCTAGAATAACTTCATACATACCAGAACCAAAAGAAGAATATGATGTTGAAAACCAGAGACAAATTCTTCGTGCAGTCGATACAATTAAAACTGAATTAAATTTTTCTTATCAAGATGATTTACGAAAAGAACTAGAAAGATTTACTTGGTATAACATGAGATTTGGTTGCTAATGAGTTCATGTAATAATGTAAATACAACAGGTGGAACTAGTCCAGGTACTAGTGATATAGATTTTTATCTTGCAGTTGCTAAAGGTGATTTCACTGGTTATTCTAACGTATCTAAATTTGGATATAATCCAACTGTTGGGTCTAGTAATTATGAAAGTATTTGGGAAGGCAGTAATGCTTATCCTTGGATGAGTACCGATGATCAATTAGAAGTTCTAAGCTCAGATACAGATGATACATCAGCTGGAACTGGTGCAAGAACAGTTGAACTACAAGGTTTAGATTCTAGTTGGAATGTATTAACAGAAACAGTAACTATGAATGGTACAAGTGCTGTTACTACAACAGGATCTTTTTTAAGAATTTTTAGAGCAAGAGTAGTAACCGCGGGAAGTTCTGAAAGAAATGAAGGAACTATTACTATTCGAGATCAAGATACATCTACTACAAGAGCATTAATTACTAATGGTGCAACAGATGGAAATGGCCAAACATTAATGGCGGTATATACTATACCTGCAGGAAAAACTGGATATATCATAAACATAAATGTCTCATCTCAGAAGGATCAAGAACAAACATATAGATTAATGTCTAGAGATAATACAGTTGCAAATGCAGCATGGAATGTGAAAGAATTTTTAACAGGTAGAGGTGGATTTTCAGATTGGAGAAAATACGCTATAAACAAAGCAACAGAAAAAACAGATTTAGATTTTCAAGTTATATCTAATTCTACGTCAGCGGCAGCAGGAGGTTTTGAGTTAATACTCATAGATAATTAATGGCAAACTTTTATAAAAACGCATTCTATGATCCAACGGTTACAACAGCAGTAACAACATATACTTGTCCAAGTAATGCAAATGCAATTATACAAAATATACAAGTAACTAATGAATCAGGATCAAAAGTAGTTAAAACTCATGTAACAGACAACTCTGCATCTACTTCTTTTGTTGTTGCATATGCTTCTGTAACAGGTCCTACTATTTGTAATTTGGCAAAAGGACCTATTATTCTAGAAGAAAATGATTCAATTGCTATTGAATCTTCTACGACATCTGCTATAAGTGCCACACTATCAATATTAGAAATTAGTAGAGAAGATCAGAATGGATAAAAAGAATATAGAGCATACACACGATAATGGTATTACACATTCTCATGAAAATGGAGATGTTCCACATACACATGATATACCTAAGATAGAATGTACAACTATAACCACATACAGAAATACGAAGACAGGAGAAATATCAAAAGATAAAATAGAAGGACCTGACATTGTAGAAGATGTTACAGTGCAAGTTACCAATAAAGGTCTACAAGTATTTCAGAAAGTAATGAATCAAAAAAATGATAAATCAAAACCCTAGAGGCGGGACAGAGCTTCAATTTGAATATTTAAGAAAACACGTTGATTCACAGTTATTAAATAAATTTCAAATCTGTACATCGGTACCAGAATCTATTCCACTATCCAAAGATAAAATAAATATTCTTTGGCAAAAGAATTCATATGATCAACCGAATCTGGCTCCATGGTTTAAAGATAAATCTAATCACGATAAGTATGATTGGTATGTATTTAACTCTAACTGGACTTTTGAAAAATTTAGAATGATGTTTGATATACCACTGGAAAAATCTTTAGTAATTAAAAATGGTGTAGATACTATTGAACCTATACCAACTATATATAAAAAAGGTGATCCAATAAAAATTATTCATCACTGCACACCTTGGAGAGGATTAAGTGTTTTGTTAGGTGCAATGCAATTAGTTAAAAATCCATTAATAAGTTTAGATGTATATTCTTCAACAGAAGTATATGGTAAAAGTTTTTATGATCAAACAGATGATCAATATAAACCACTTTACGATCAAGCAAGACAGTTACCAAATGTAAATTATATTGGCTACAAACCAAACGAATATATTAAAAAACATTTAAAAGATTATAGATTATTTGTTTACCCTAGTATTTGGGAAGAAACATTTTGCATATCATTATTAGAAGCAATGGCTGCAGGTTTATATTGTGTGACTACAAACTTTGGTGCTTTATATGAAACAGGTGCAGAGTTTCCAATGTATATTCCATATTCAAATGATTATCATAGTTTAGCTAGACGATTTGCAGAAGGTATAGAAGTCGCTGCTAAATCTTTAGAAGTAGATGGAATTAATGATCATTTAAAAGTACAAAGAAATTATGTGAATAGATTTTATAACTGGAATGCTAAATCAATAAGTTGGACTAGATTTTTACAAGGAGCTTTAAATGCAAAATAACAAACCTATTTGGTTTAATCAAGATAAAACAACAACTGCTAACGAAGATACTTATCAAACTATAAAACACAGTAAAATAGATTCTAATTATACAGAAATAAATTTAGGTAAAAAAAATATACCATATAAAATAATGGTATGTACTCCTTGTCATAGTGATGTGTCTATGCATTACACACAAGCGGTATTAAAATTTCAATTGGAATGTATGAAAAGAAATATATTGGTAAGTTTTAGTTTATTAAAATCATCGTTGGTTACACAAGGTAGAAACTTATGTGTAGCAGAATTTTTAAACCATAAAGATCATTATGATCATTTATTATTTATTGATTCTGATATTGATTTTAACGCAGAAACTATATTTAAAATGTTAGAAGCAGACAAAGATATTATAGCCTGTCCTTATCCAATGAAAATGTTTGATACAGATAGAATGTGGAGAAAAATACATAAAACAGATATGGTAAAAACTGAAAAAGATTTATTACCTGCAGGTTATATGTATCCAATTAAAATTGGTAAGAATGAATTAATTTTAGATAATGGTATTATGGAAGTAACTCACGCTCCTACAGGCTGTATGTTAATTAAAAGAACAGTTATAGAAAAACTTATAGAAAAACATCCAGAATTAGAGATATATCAACCAACTGTGATTAATGGTAAAGAAGTTAAAAAAGAAAACTTTTACAATTTATTTGATACTTTACATGATGTAGAGACTAAAAGGTACTTTGGTGAAGACTTTGGTTTTTGTCAAAGATGGACTGATTTAGGTGGTAAGGTATACATCTATGCAATGGACTATATAACTCACGTAGGTGAGCATGCATATTGTGGTCGATTTTTTGATATGTTGACTGCTTTAAAACGTGTTGACGTTGATAAAAAAATCAAATAAAGTACGATATTACAGGTTAATATACCTGCCTTAAACTAGTTTAAATATATAATTATGGCAATATCACGTATGCAACAACCAAGACAAATGTATGGCTTAGGTAGCCTAGTTAAATCTGTTACTAAAGGTATTAAAAGCGCTGTTAAAGGTGTAGCTAATACAGTTAAAGAAAATCCATTATTGGCTGCAGCTGCTTTTAACTTTGCACCTATGTTATTACCTGGTGGTAAACCTTTTCTTGGATTAGGTAGTTTAAAAGGTAGTATGGGTACTTTATTTAGAGGAGCAGCAGCTAGTCCTTTTGCAGCAGGTTATCAAGGCATGGATAAAAAAGGTATATTTAATACAGCTAAAGATTTTTTTACTAGTGGAAGTGATTTAGCACAAACGGCAAAAGTATTTGCCGGTGGTTCTTTACTAGGTGGACTATTAAACCAAGCAGAACAAGAAGGTGATCCTGAAGGTATTACTAGAAACGTTGGAGCTTTAAAAATTAAACTGGCTGACGCATATAGAAATCAAAGAACGTTTGCTGATGCAGAAGATGAAGAAGCAGCTATTGCACAACAAGTAGAATTAGATACTGCTGAATATACTCAAGATATGAATAGAGGAGTATTAGCTACTGGAGGCAGAGTAGGATTTGCTTTAGGTACTCCAGAACAAAATGCTATAGAAGCAGCCGGAATCATGAATCTACCATTAAATAGAAACCCTGCAGGAGTTACAGAATTAGACCTTAGAGAAACAGGTGGATTTATTCCTCCAGTTGGTGTAAAAGAAAAGGCAGATGACATCCCAGCGATGTTAGCAAACAATGAATTTGTATTTACAGCTGATGCTGTAAGAGGAATGGGTGACGGTAATGTCAACAAAGGAGCACAACGTATGTACGACATGATGAAAAAATTAGAAAAAGGCGGGAGAGTATAATGGCAGAAGTATCAACAGTGGTTCAAGCTCCACCGGAGTTTATAGAAGCGGCAGCAAAACCGTATATTACTCAATTACAACAAGTAACTGGTGGATTAAAAGAAGCAGATTTATCTAAAATATATGGACCACAATTTACTGCTGGTCTTGGTGCATTAACTCAACAAGCAATTGGTCAAGCAGGTGGACTAGGTGCATATGAACCTTATCTACAAGCAGCACAAGCTGCTACAGGTCCTACAGCTTATCAAGCTTATATGTCTCCATATCAACAAGATGTTATTGATACAAGTTTAAGAGAATATGATATTCAAGCACAAAAAGGTTTACCACAATTAGCTGCACAAGCAATTGGTGCAGGTGCATTTGGTGGTGGTAGAGAAGGTGTTCAAAGAGCCGAGTATCAAGCAGCGAGTGACAGGAATCGAGCGGCTTTACAAGCACAATTATTACAACAAGGTTATGGTCAAGCTCAACAAGCAGCAGCTCAAGCTTTTGGACAACAGCAACAATTAGCAGCTGGACAATTAGGTTTAGGTCAAGCTCAAATGGGATTAGCTTCTGCATATCCTAGTTTATTAGGACAACAAATTGCTACTTACTCTACATTAGGTGCACAACAACAAGCACAAGAACAAGCAAGATTACAAGCACAACAAAACTTAGCTTACCAACAAGCATATCAACCATTACAAGCTGCACAAACTTTAGGTTCAGGTGTTATGGGATTAATATCTGGATATCCAGGTCAAACTCAAACACAAATTGCTCCTTCACCTAGCGCATTACAAACTGGTTTAAGTGCTGCTTCAACATTAGCTGGTATATACAGAGC